ATGTAGTTCATTTATGTTTTTTATTATCTCATTAATATTATCCTGTCGCATCTTTGCTAATTGCATATCTAAATCAGGATATATATCATCCAATTGTGACAAGAAAGCATTATTTTCAAGTAATGATGAGATATTGGGCAAAACTTTCCCATTTTCCCCAAAAGTACTTCTGATATTTTTTATGCTGTATGAAATATCACAGTTTGTAGGTATCTTATGTTTAATTTCGAAATCATTTATTCCTAAATGGCCTTGTACAGAATGAAACGCTCCCATATTTCGACCAGTTGCTTTAGCGACTAATCTACTATTTACTACTGCTACTTTAAAATGATTTGCTAATTCATTTTTATTTTTAGTACCTTTGAAGCTTCTTAAGAATTCAAACTCTATTGTTTTAAATTTTCTTCTCATTTTATACCTCTAACATTTTAGGTAGTTTCATATTTTCAGTGATTCCACTTTCTTTCATTTTAATAGCTTGGATTGCAACATCTGCATTATTTATAATTGCAGTAGCAACTCCAACTATAGCTTTTGCTCTAAGAATTTCAGTATGTAACTTTTCTTCACTAATATCTTCTTCATCTAATCTTTCGATTTGTGCAAATAAGTAATTGTTCAAATCATTTAATGTATTTTTCATTTTTTAGTTCTCCTTATCAATTAAAACCTTTCCATTCCCATAACTCACCTTTACAGTTTCTTGTTTTGTATTTTATTTTTAGAATTCCTAGAATTGTTCTTAATGTACTTCCTTTTCTTCCTAATTTCATAGACAACTCTTTTAATGTCATATTAGGAGCATTCTCTTTTAAAAATTCTATTTCAGCATCATTTAATTCATAATTTTTTTTGTCAAAAATACATTTTGCATTTAAATATTTTTTTATTCTACTTTCACTAGTATGGTATTTTTCCATTATTTTAGCTATAGAAACTCCATTATTATAATCTATAACTATGTTTTCTTTATCTTCTTCACTAAGTACTTTTCTTTGATTTAAAAGTTCTAATTTATTTTGTTTTAAAATTCTTTTAAGTCTATCATCTCCTAAACCAAAATATTTTTTTAATTTATCAAAAGAAAAACCTTCTTGTATTTTTGATTTTAATTCAATTAAATTTACAGAATTGTCTCTTGCTATTTTTATATCACCAATTAAGTTTATTTTACATTCTCTGCATATCCTGCCAAATTTTAAATAAGTACATTTTACTTTTTCAGCTAATTTAGAGTAATGTAATAAAGGATTTGATAAGATTAAGTTTTCTAAAAAATCCTTTTTAACTCCTCTTATTTCTTCTATTGAAAGAAATAATTTTTTAGCTAAGACAGAAGATTTTTCTTTCAAATGTTCTATTATATATTGTTGTTCAAACTCCTTATCTCTTCTTTCATCAATAATTTTATCAGCTTCACATTCAATCATTTTTTTTATAAATATGCTATCGTATGGATAACCCATTTCATTAGCTACCTTATCTATTTCATAAATTCCATAATTATCAAATAATTCACAAAACAATTCTTTTTGTAACTCTTTAATATCTGAAGCATCTATTTGTAATCTCTGACCTAATGTTTTATGTTTTTTCATGAGATTATTTTTTATGTAATCTCTTAAAAAAGTATCATTTTTTAAAGATATTGTTTCCATTTTAACCACCAACTATATTTTTATATTTTTCTTTTACACTAGATTTATCAACATTAACATAAATCATAGTTGTATTTATGTTCTGATGTCCTAAAACTTGTTGAATTTCTTCAACGTCCATTCCTTTCTTTAGTGCCATTGTTGCAAATGTTCTTCTGAATCTATGAGGATGAACATTTTCAACTTTTGCTCTAGTTGCAATTGATTTTAATACTCTTCTTAATCCTTCAGTCTCAATCTTGCTACCTGGAATTTGGTTTTTATAACATTTATACATAAGTCCATCAGCAATCCACAAATAAGGAGTGTTATAATTTCCTCTTTCATTTATATATTTTTTAATTGCAAGAGCTGCAATAGTACTCATGAAAGCAACTCCTTCTTTATTACCTTTTCTAATAATTTTTATTTCATTTTTTTCAAAATCAATGTCTCTTATTTTTATATTGGCCAATTCTGTTGCACGTATAGCACTAGATATAAGAACTTCCATTATTGCTTTTTCTAAGGAGTTTTCACAAGCCATTCTAAGTTTTTCTAACTCTAATTGTGTAAAAGCAGTTTTTTCAGTTTTTTGACCTTTAACTTTTTTAATTTTTTTAACAGGGTTATTAGAAATATATTCTTCTTCATTTAAAAATGAAAAGAAGGAATTTAAAATTCTTCTTATGTTATCTATTGAAACAGCTTTCTGCTGGTTCTTTTCTCTTTCTACAGCTAAATATAATCTAATATCATCTGTAGTAACCTGTAAAAAAGATTTTTTTACAAAGAGAGAAAATAATTCAAGAGAATTTTTATAATATAATAAACTTTTGTCACTTAGATTTTCAGCTTTCTTTGTTAAAAAGAATTTTTTCCAAAGTTCTGAATTAGTTCTATCTGAAACAACTATTTCATATTTTTTTGAAACAATATCATAATCTTTTAGTTGTATGATTATAATATTTTTTATTCTTTCAATATCTTCTACACTGAAATCATTGCTTCTATTTATTTCAAAAGTAATTTGATTAATAATGTTATTCTTTATATCTTCCATAATCAACCTCAAATTCTAAACTTGTATCACCACTAATACTGTAACTAAAAGTATCCCAACTTCCAAAACACTTACCTGTTAAAGCATCTTCATTTTTACATCTAGCTTTAGCACCAGCAAGAGTCAATTGGACATAAGCCATCTGAATGGCATTCTCATCCAAATCACTGCAGCTTATAAAAATTTTATTTTGGTAATTAATACCTTTTTCTTTTAAGACAGCTAACATTCCTAATATTAAGCAACCAGATCCACAGGCTGAATCTATTATTTTTATTTTATTTCCACTATCTAATTCTTTTTTTAATTCTTCAAATCTTGTATATGCTAACAATTTTGATAAATGAAAAGGTGTAAAAAATTGACCTTTCATTTTATTATGAACTTCTAATTTATGATGAATCTTACCTAAATAATCATCAATATTTTTTTCAAAAAGTCTAATTAATTCCACATTACAGTCAATGAATATATCAATTATTCCTTTACCATATTTTTCAATTATTTTTTTATATTTTTCTTCCCTGTCTTCTGCTCCTACTTTATTACAAGTATTTGAATAAGTATAAAACATACATCTTATCCAATCAAAAAATATTTCGTCATAATTTTGTTTATGAACTAAACTTTGTATTTTTTTTACTATATTATCAACAGAAGCTTCTGCAATAATATTTTTACTTAAATCAGATCCACTAAAAAGATTTAAATTATCATTCATTTTTTAATCCCTTTCCATTACAATATTTCTTTCAAATTCTTCCCAACTTTTTGAAAAAGTATGATTAGCAAAAGCTTCTTTTAATCCATTCATTTGTTTTAATCTTATAACTTCATCTAGATCCATTCCTAAATGCTCAGATATTTCATAATCATTCCAACCTTTCTCATAAAGAGATAAAACAATTTTTGCCATATCTGGAATTTGGTGAGTACCTCTTGCTCTGTTAAATTGAATTGTTGCAGCAACTCTCTTTTTAATATCATGCTTTAAAACAACAACTGGAACTTCTTCTAATTCAAGTTTAAGGGAAACAGTATATCTATGAAAGCCATCAACAATAACATATTTATCATTTTCTTTATCGTATATACAAATAATAGGCATACAGAAGCCATTATCAATTATTGATCTTTCTAGTAATTTCATCTCAGGTTTTGCTACTTTATTTGGATTATAGTCATTAGCTACAACTTTTTTTATATCAACCATTTGGACATTTAAAACTTCCATTGATACTTTTTTCATCTTTTTACCTCCAGTAAGTTATTATATTTTTTCATTAAATGTTGTAATTTTTCATTGTCTTTTTTATTTTCACCAAAAGATAATCTTTTCATATAAAAATCATTTCTTTCAATTGCTCTTGCAATTCTCCTCCAGGATATAATTTTCTTTTGTTGCTCTAACTTTAGGTCACCTTCTTGTGGAATAATACTCACATTTTCGTGAATTCTATACCATTCCATAAACTTTTTAATTTTTCCATAGTAATGAAGCATTAAATCTCTATTATAAAGTCCTAAGCTTTCTAATAAGAACACAGTATATTGTTCCCAAGTCATAAAATCAGGTTTAAAAGATTTTATATTTCCTAGAGCATAACTTCTACAATAGATATTTCCAAAATTAACTCCATTAACTCTATTTAAAATCTTTTCCCATGTATCAGCTTCAAGAGCTTTAAATTGGTCTAACCCATTTCTTTGGTCATCTCCATAGGGTTGGCATAATCTTTGCTCATGAATTGATAATCCATTTTTATACATCAATTCATAAATTTTATTATATTTTAAGTCTAATAATGATACAGCTCCCCAAACATCTTGAGTTTTAAAGTCATATAGAGGATAAAAATTAAAAGTATTTGTATAAATTTGAGTTGTCCAAGGCTTATTTTTAAACATAACTTTATTTTTAGGTATTGCAATTGTTCTGAATCTATTAAGACTTTCATCAGCTCTTATTCCAACTCCAACAGCACACATTCCACCTTTAGTATCTGCATACCATTTATTGAAAGAAGGAACAAATTCTTCAAACTCCATAACTCTGTTGTAAAAAGGTAAAAAATTATTAGTTAGATTAATACTATCTTTTGGTAAATCTCTAACCCATAATTCTTTATCTTCTGGCTTCCAGCAGATCCATTTTGGATGTAAAACGGATACTGCATTTCTTAAATAAAGTGGTAAAGCTATATGATAGAAGTCTCTAATTTGGCTTAATTTTTTTAATTCATAGACATGGTCAATAGTGTGTTTATATTGAGCTTCTAAATCTATATATAAAACATCAAAAACTTTATTAAGTTTTTTAGCTACAATGTTAGCTAGTTGTATCATCAAAGAACTATCTTTTCCACCACTAAAAGAAAAACAAACATTATCAAAATTATTAAAAATAAATTGATATCTATCTCTAGCAGCAGACAAGACATCTTGGTCTTTATAAATCTTCATAGTTTCTCCTCAAATTCTTGTATAGTTTTTTGTTTTAACTCACATAAAAAGTTCTCTTTTTTCTTTAAATTATCTTGAATCATTTCATCTAATCCAAATGTAGAGATTAAGTAAAAGATTCTACAATCTTCTTTTTGTCCTGTTCTATAGATTCTGCTTTCAGCTTGTTCCATTAGAGCATAATCCCAAGAAATATTGTAAAATATAATTATATTAGAATCTTGTAAATTTAGTCCAAATGTATGCTTTTGTAAACTGAGTAAAGTATATTCACTAAATTCATTTCTTAGTAATTCTTCTTCAACTAGATATTTATAAAAAATAATTATTTTTTTTGTTGGAACTCCTTCACTCTTAAGATTGTTTAAAAGATTTCTTAATTCTTCTTTTTTATTTAAACTAGCAGCATAAGAATGTTGTAATTTTTGAAGATTTCCTAATAGTTGTCCATCTTCTGTTCTGATACCTTCAATAAAAATTTCTTTTAAAATTAGATAGTCTTCAATTACTTTATCTTCTGCTACATATTCAACAATTTTAGTTTCTTTTTTTATATCTAGTTTCAAATCACTTTTATAAATAAAAGGACTTATTAAACTAAATAAATAATCAAGATTTGTGAAACCTTCTAACCATCTTTTTTTTATTACACGATTTTTAACAACTCTTTTTTCTATAACAAATGTGTTATAAAATTCGTTGTAATTCATTTTAAAAATTTTTTCACTCAAGAAATTAAACTGGTTATATAGATCCAGGTAATTTTTTGAAAGAGGAGTACCATTTAAAATTAAACGGTACTTTGCTTTTCTCCCAATTGTTGTTATTCTTTGAGTTCTTACACAGTAATTTTTTATTTTTATGCTTTCATCTACAACACAGAAAAATTTATAGTTAGAATATTTATTTAATAGTTCAAAGTAAGTTTTTTTAGAATTACTTAAAGTTTCTATTCCCACTATTTCAACTTCATATTTTAAGGAACATTTTTCAAGTTCTTCTTTTAAATTTTTCTTAGTTTGGCAAGGTGTAAACCATAAAACTTTATCTATATCTTCTCTTGAATTTATAATACCAACAGCAGTTTGAGTTTTTCCTGTTCCTGCTTGCATAAATAAAGCTCCAACTTTAAATTTTTTTAATTTTTTTATACAATTTAATTGATCAGGCAAGTAATTCCTCATCTATTTCAACCTCTTTAAAAATTTTTTCTGGAATGTAAGTTTCTAATCTTTCTATATTGTCATAAAAGTTTAATGAAGCTTTATCTAAAAGTTCTATTAAGTTAGGCATTGATAAAATTAGTTCTTTTTTCTTGTTAAGAAATACTTTTCTTGGAAACTCATTGTTATTTTGATATGAAATTACTACACTTTCACGCATTTTATTTACCAATACTTTTGGATACCAGAAACGATAATCTTCAAATAAACCTATTTCAAATTTAAATAAATAAGCTTTTTGAGTTTCTTTTTCTATGAAAAGTCTTTCAAGAGAAATTTCAAATGTATTCCACTTTTTTGTTTTTTCCATAAATTCACCTAATTTTTAAAAGTAATATCTTCATATACCCATGCCATATATTTATCTGAAAAGTTAAAGATTTTATTTAATTCTTTTTCAGTTATTCCTAATCTTCTAGCAGCACCTTTCATTTTTGCAGTATCTAAATCTTTAACCATTCTTGCCCATGAACACAGAGTTCCCATAAAGCCTACTGGAAGCTTTTGAGAAACATCATCAGGTGTTAAAATTGGAGTTTCATTTATACCTGAAAGGCATTTCATTGCTTGTTTTCCTATAACTTCTGTATAAAAGAAATTACCTCTTACATCATCTTCTATATCGTCATCTGTAGGTTCAAAGTATTTCTCATATATTTTATCTGCAGAAGCACGAACCTTACATATTTCCATATATTTTTGGAATGGGATAATACCATCATTTTCTTTTAATTCTTTATCCCATACACTTTTATGATTTGTACAAGTTCTAGAGATATTAAGAATAATTGTTGCAAGTAATGCTGATTCTAATTTTTCATCAGTTGGTTTTTTAGTAACCTTTATCGTTTTTTTTTCATTTATCTTGATTTCTCTCTTCTCTGTTTTCTTCGCTTTTCTCATTTTTAACAACACCTTTCTCAGCCATAAGAACAGCTAAAGCTAATTTAAGTATATCCATAAGATCACATCCAGCTTTCCAATAAAAGAAACGGAAAGTTAAGTTTATTTTTAATTTTTTTCCAAAAAGTAGTTTCCGCATATTCCACTTCAAAAATTTTTATTTTTTCTTTATTTTCATAAGCTATTACAACAGCTTCATTAAAACTACTTGCAGTATATTCCCCATTAACTAAGTAAAAATTTTCTCCAACTTTTTTTATGTTTAGTAACATTATTTCTCCTTTACATCCAACCATAATACTTTGACTGACCTTGAAAGCCTTTTAAAACTTCTACTCCTATAAAGTCAAAACCATTTGATCCTTTACTACACCATATCTTTTCATATTCATTAACTTCATTTATTGTTCCAGTGAAGTCCCAGCTTGAATATGAACCATTTCTATTACAAGCACTTAACTGATTTATTCCATAAATTTCTTTATATAGAATTGGTCTACTTACTTTCTTTTTAAATATTCCAAATTTATCTTTTATCTTTTCTATTTTTCTTATTTTTAACATCTTATTCTCCTAAATGTATTGACACTACAAATAACTTACTGTAAAATAAAACTGTCCAGGGCTTTATTAACACGAGCAAGTCATTTGCAGTGCAAAATAATAAAGTCTTTTTTTAAGCTAATCTATTTAAAACCTTTATGAAAACTTTAAGTTCTTCTATTTCATTCTTTAAATTAACAATCCTTGAAATTCCAAGCATAGCAACTGCTGCATCATCTACAATAGTACGTTCTACGTCTTTATAGACTGGAGTTACAGTTTCTTTAGGGTTTTCAAGTGTTTGGTAAGGATTGTTGATAGCTTTACCATAAGAATTACCTAGTACAGTGTAAGTGCTTGGTGAAAGAGAGTTTCTGGGCTCTTCAGAGTTGAGTGTGGGTGGAGGCATCTAGGCCTCCTGCGATGAGGAGCATTCGGAGTTTGTAGTTGGTGGGGTTGCGGTAGCCTCTGGCGGTGCGTCTGCCTAGTTCGATGATTCCGTTGATGGCTTCTGTGGGGCCGTTGCTGGCTCCACCGGTGTCGAAGTAGGCCAAGAATGCGTCCTTCCACTTGCGTAGGGTCCGCCCCAGACGAGCGATTTCGGGGATGGGACACGTTGGTAGGCGCTCAATGAGGTGTGCGGCCAGGCGTCGGCCTTGGGCGGGTGTGGCTTGATGGAAGACGTCGCGGACTTGCTGGGCGCAGTGGTAGGCGACTTCCACACTGATATGCGCCTCATCTGCCGTGAAGGCCTCACGGAGTCGTTCTTGTTGACGCTTCGTGAGCCGATCACGCGAGGCGCGCAAAAGATTGCGGATCTGATAGAGGGGATCGCCCTTGCGCCCGCGGTGACCGGTCGTGTCTTGCTGGACGCGGCGGCGTACCTCATCAAGGGCATCGCCGGCGAGCTTGACGATATGGAAGGCATCGAGGACGCTGGTTGCGTCTTGGAGCTGGTCGTCGATGGCGTTCTTGTATCCTTGGAAGGGATCCAGCGTCGCGATCTGGATACCGGAGCGAAAGTCTTCGCCGCGCTCTTCTAGCCAGTTCTTGTACACGGTGCCAGACCTACCCGGAACCAGGTCCAACAAGCGGGCCGTGGGATGCTCCTCCCCGCAAGTCAGGTCCACGATGCCGGTGAGTTCACGTGGGCCCCGGTGGCGTCGGTCCTGGTGGTGCCACACGTGCTCGTCAACCCCCAGCACCCGAATCCCTGTGAAGCGGGCGGGGTCATCAGATGCGGCTTGCAGGCACGGCTTGATATGGGACCACACGGTATTCCACGTGGTTCCTAACTGTCGGGCCAGCCCCAAGATAGTGGCTCCCTCGAAGCGCAACTGTCGGATCGCCCAGCGGATCGCCCGCACACCCAGACGCGCCCGAGGTGCGCACATTGAGTGGTTCTGCTCGCTAAAGGTCGCGATCTGGCAGG